CCAATGCTCAATATAGGGATTGCCCGGAAGCATAGCCGACAGTTGTTGTTGTGTAATTTCCATAGTTTACTCCTTGTAGAGTATTTAGTTATGGAATTATTACGATTGCCGTCCCCACTTTATACGATTCCACACTCGTTCGTGTGTCCAAAAAAGAACAATTTTTGTCATTATTTCAGTAAAAGCTATGCCACTGGCTAATAGTATTTCGCCAGTGATAATCCAACTGATAATGAATGTATCTATTGTGCCAGTTATACGCCAACTTACAGCTTTGGCAAGACTACGAACATTGCTATCACTCATTTAGTCCTAACTCTTTACGTATTTTTGTAGCAGAAATTGAGTGTATTTTATCATCAAAAACTTCTTGTGTAATCTTGTAACCTACATCTCTTCCATACACTATTTCAGTTACGTTAGGAACTAGCATTATTTCATATTGTCCTTGATACACTGGATCAAGATCACGTTTAATAAATCGTTTAACTTTTTCAAATTCAAATGGATTAGATCCATTCCATCCTTGACAGTCTCTTACTTGAATTATAACCTGTCCTGTTTTTGTAATAGCTCTGTCAAATAAAGCTCTATGTCCGTCATGCCATGGTTGATATCGGCCTAGCAATAACGCACTTTCAGCACGCCAATTAAAGATAGGACGACGACGGTTTTCTATAATATGATTGCCTATAAATTCAGCCCATTTTTCCGCATTTTGTTCTGTGATACGGAAATCATACTGTTCTGGCTCTATAAAAGCCGCATTGGTATCAGCATAACGACCTTCGCTGATAGTATCCATCCAAATAGTCCAATCTGCTTTGAAATTATTACGCATTTCAACTAATGGCGCTACAAAGTCACAAATAACATAGTCTCCACCAGCTTCCATACTGAACTGAAACATACGTATACTTTGTCGAATACGTCCGTCTTTACTAAAGTCCCAGTCATTGTATTTGCGACGTATATCATCAGCATTGAACCAACTTACTTGACATTTATTATCAAATGGCAACATTTCTGCCCTACTGTAAGTAATTGATCCGTTATCTTCAAGATATTTTTTTAATCTTTCTGCTAGATAAGTTTTGCCAGATCCTGGTAAACCCATAATTAGAATTCGCTGTGTCATAAATTTCCTTTTGTGTTTTTATTATATAGTAAACTATATAACTTAGTCAAGAAATTTTATTAAATTAATCCAGCGGCAGATTGTAAACTAGTGATTTCAGCGTCTTTTTCGTAGATAGTTTTGGTAGGAATACCAGCGGCTACACGCATTTCATTTAAGTCACTGTCATGTATTTCACGATACTTTTTAGGACTTAACGGTACTAACTTTTCAAATTCTTCTTGGCTAAAAGACACAACTTTATCGCCGTACTTCATATGCCAATCTTTAGATTCAAATTCTGTCAATGTTGCCAAATCATCTATTAACTGTTGAACATGAGCGCCAGCTGTGCTGCGTCTACGTATTTCAACATAAACTAGATAACGATTGGGTTTGATTTCTCCAGGCGAACGATCAGCATCGATAACAAAATCATAGCCTTTTTCAAACCAATTCATTAGGTCTTTGGCTGCTTGTGGGTCACGCACAAAAAACGAAACAACTATTATATCATCATCGTCGCCCATTTTACTGGTAAATTCGTCAACGTGGATTTCAGGCTTTAATAAGCCCTCCATATCCTTATATCCTAAACTTTCAAAAACTGCTGAGTTAGATTTGAGGAAGGGGTTGTTGAGGTAATTGTTGTTCATTGTTATTGGGCTGTAGTTGTTTTTTATCTAAATCTTCTTTATAAGCATCATCTAATTCTTTTAAATCAATTTCTTGATTTTCTAATTCAGCACTGCCTGTTCTTATATCACTTAATAGTGTTTTAGGCATAGTGATTTCCACTAACCAAATTTTCTTTTCAATAATTCTAGCTATTTTTGTACCTGGACGATAATCTGATGGATCCTCAATTTTGATAGGAATCTTCATATTAGTTTTTTTATATTTCACATCGCAATCAAAGGGCAATAATCTACGTGCCCCACGTGGATCTGGCATGAGTTTTTCAGGCCACAAAAATACACAAGTAACTTTGTATTTGCTGATAGTTGGTCCTTGTACTAATTCACCTATATCCCAGTTCTTAAAAGCATAAACATCTAACTCATCTAGTACTCTTTCAAAGTCCAAAAGTGTTAATAAACTACCTTCACTTAGATAGAGGTTTTTAATATTTTCAGCCACTTGCCAGTAGTCGGCATGATCTTTGAAAAGTTCTGAATCGAATGATTTATTGTTGGACATAGTATAGTATTTAGTTGAATTAGAAATATGTGTAAAGAATGAAAAACTCGGGGTTGAGCTTAATACTTATGCTATTTTTTCACCATTTAGTAAGCGTATTAAATGATTAATTTTTGTTTTTTAAATACTTTGGACAGCAGGGTGCTGTCGGAAGTACATTAACTACAAATGGAGTCACACTTGAGTAGAAACCGAGCTTTAAAATCACAAAAACGTCATATGACATACCAAGAAAACACTATAAATTTTGAACAAGTAAAACCAGTAAAACAGCGTCCAATTAATTTAGTTCCTAGAACTAAAAATCAAGAACGCTTGGTATTGGCTTTACAAAGTTCTGAACAACACATAGTGGTAACTACAGGCCCAGCAGGTTCAGGTAAAACTTATCTTGCTATGTTGGCCGCAGTAAAAGCATTTAGAGAGGGAGAAATAGATCGTATTGTACTAACAAGACCAGCAGTAACAGTAGAAGATGAAAAACATGGATTTTTACCCGGAGATTTAAATCAAAAAATGGATCCTTGGGTTCGTCCATTAACTGATATATTGCGTGAGTATTATCGACAACCAGATATTAACGCAATGATAGCTGATCAAAAAATAGAAATAGCTCCACTGGCTTTTATGCGAGGTCGAACGTTTCGAAATAGTTGGATTATAGCTGACGAATTTCAAAATAGTTCCGCCGCACAAGTATTGATGCTTATGACCCGTATTGGGGAAGGTAGTAAGATTGTAATAACTGGGGATGCCGAACAGTCAGATCACAAAAGAGGCAGTAATGGCCTAGTAGATTTATGCGAACGATTACAGAGGGGAGGTGTAAAAGGTATAGCTGTATGTAATTTAGACAATCGCGACATACAGCGGCACAAAATCATTGATAGTGTGCTACGCCTTTACTCAGACTGATTGGTAATATGCTCGTAAATATGTTTCCAATTTTTTACGAGTGTAATACCTTCATGGTAGTAATTCATATTGTGGCCGTGCTCAAGTAATAAACACTTGAGTCCGGCTTTATAACCTGCTTCAGCATTTGCAGGTTTATCTTCAATCCAATATAATCCAGTACCTTCATATTCTTCTAATGCTTCATCTTTATCAGCTCCAGTGTCAAGGCATACAATACGTTCAAAAGTATTTTCTCCAAACAATTTAGATAAATTCATTTCTCGTAGTTTTTGAGCATTAGCATCTAAACTCAAACTAGTAATGACATGAAATTTATATCCGTATTCTTCTACAAGGCGTTTAACATAATACATAGCATCACGTTGTGCTGGTAAAAATCCTATAGCAGCCGATTCATTAAATATACGAATTAATTTCACAACTTGTTCTTTTGATATGTTATAACGTATAGACATATCATAATTAAGTTTGCTACCAGGAACTTCTTCAAATCCATGTTCCTGCATCCAAATATTAAATGCCCATTCCCAATCGCATAAACATCCATCGACATCTGAAAGAATTAATTTTTTACTACTTTTATATTTTGTTTTCATACTAATATTATACTAGCATAGGATTAAAAAGTCAAGTAAGTTTGGGGTCTACTTTGATATCAACAGCATGTCCATTTTCCTGGAACAATCGTTCAATAGTAGCGGTGTAGTGTTCATAATAATAACTTACTATTCGATCCCAGTCTTTGGGCATAGCTTCGCCATTGATACTACATTGTAAAACTTTCTGTTCCTGAAAGTCTAATATAACCGACATGGTCTGTAAGTCACGACGTTTAAGTTTAACGCCTATGCTCATAGCTTCGTCATATTGCCCTGAGGGTTTTTTAAGATATTGAAACATTAAGTATCTCATAGTGTTGTAAGCTCCACAAGTGTAGCCGCAATATTGATTTCCTGATCAGTAACCAATGGCACGTTTACCAATCCGTTACGTATAATAGTAATAGCCCGATCTTGTTTTTCTGGATCTTTACTCCACAACTCTAAGTTGTCATAAAAAAATCTAAACATCGAATCCATGTCTTCTGTGCTGGCTTGACTACAGATAATTTTACGACCTTCGTTTATTTTTCCAGCTTTAAACAAACTAACAGCATCAAGTCTCCAATCTTTTACAGCAGAATCATTTTCACCTGGAGCAGATAATACGCCTGTTATACTGTTAGGCTGTACTAAATTTAAACATTTACGTAAATCTGGGTAAGAAGCTTTAACATAACTGTCTAAGGTATCCAAATCAAATTCTACATTTTCAGTTACTAATATTGTGGCAACACGAGCAGTAAATTCTACAGCATCAGTTTTTTCAATATGGAATCCTTGACAACGACTGTGTATTGCCGGCATAATTTTATTGGGATAGTTACAGGTTAGTATAAATCTAACACTTTCACTATAGTCTTCCATTAAATTACGCAAAGCTGGCTGCACAGAATTAATATTCATATAGTCTGCTTCGTCAATCAGTACAACTTTAAATTTGCCAAACGGCATAGTTTGACAAAATCCTATCAGTTTGTCTATCCATTCAACTTTACGAGCATCCTTACTACCGTTAGCTGACATTACGTCATATTCATCAACCCCTAGCTCGTTGATTAATAATTTTGCTAGTGTAGTTTTTCCTGTACCCGGACTGCCACTTAATAATAAGTGTGGAATTGATCCTTGTTTGATCCAGTTTAATACCTGTTGACGTTGTGAGTCATCGGTAAACACATACCCATCTACTGTGTTGGGTCTAAATTTTTCTGTCCATAACTGGCGCATTTATTTTTTCCTTGGTTTGAATAAATTGATTAAATTTAAAAAACGTTCTACGTATGGCATGTGTAGTAACGGTTGACGATGTGGGCAACGACCTTGGTTCCAATCGCAATTAGGCTGTATGCTTTTATGACATATCTTACACGTTACTGCTTCAGTATTTCCACTAGTCTCTCTTGTTCCCACTCATCTTCTCCTGTAAATTTAGGCAATGTTTTATAAGCATCTTCTAAATAACATTTTAACAGATAAAGATCATGTTTACAAGAACTTCCGGTAAAACCGTCATTATAAGGACTTTTTATTTCTACCAAACTACGAGAAATGGCATGATAAGCAGGAAGTAAATCAGGTTTTCGAAAACCCATTACTGTTTTTTATCAACGTGTACAGCTTCGCTTTGTGTGTCATCTTGTGGACACTCTTCGCTATCGCTTATTAATAAAATATCTTTAGGATCAATTTTGCGTATAGTTTTGGCACCTGTTTCATCTTCAATATCTAAGCCACGTGTCCAACGACCGTGAGCTATCAAAATCCACTGTCCAATTTTTACGTCTGTTTGTGATGGGCCAACTGCGTATACACGACCCCAACGAGGACGAATACCATATCCTTTGCCGTTGTCGTTTAATAATACTATACCGCTTTGTAACTTACGACCTTCAAAATTCATGTCTGCAACAACGATATTATCTTTAAGTACTTTAAGTTGTTGGCGTTCAATACGATGCGGAGCAAATGCTAATTTTTTTGTTTCGTTCATTAGATCTTTCTTAAATTTTGTGGTTGACTTTTTGGTGATTTTTCTAATTCTTGTTTGATTGTTTTGCTACGAGCAATAGCCGCCGCTAGCCCAGTAGATGAATCAGTAGTTACAACTTTTTTAGTGGAAGTTGGCGCTGGCTCAGCTGTATCTGTACTGTCTGTAGTATCAACTGCATCCCCAGTATCAACAGTCTCAGGTTCAACAACTGTATTATCAACAGCATCTAATGGTCCCAAAGGATCATCTTCAACTTCAGGAATGTCAACAGGTTTTTGTGTTGCTTTTGAACTTGATTGTACTGGTCCACTAGACACATTCGTCTGTTTTTGAATACGTCTTTGAATTTGTTTATTGATAGGATCAATTACATTTCCTTGACTATCAATACGATCGCCTCGGGCATTAACACCCATATTTCCCACAGCACGAACGTTTTCGTTTTGAAGTCTCAGCGATCCAATATCAACTGTTTTACCTCTTGCTGTTTTATACACTTTGGTTGTCATATAATTCTCCTAGATTCTTACTGTATTTAACGTAAAAATTCATTAATGTTTAATTTATAAGTAATACTGTTTATTCTATGTACGCCTAATTTGTACAATATAAAACTGGCAACTGAACTGCCTCTGCCAACACCCCAAATTATTTTATTTTCTCGCATAACGTCCACTAGATATTTTAAATAACGCAGTAAATCAAATAAATCACGTTCTTGATACAGTAGCAATTCTTCTGCTACACGTTGTAATTCTATTTCGCCATCGCACAAATCTAACAGGTATTGAGCAATATCAATATCTTTATACGTTTGTGGCATGTGCCAATTTCGTTGTTGCTGTCTATGAAATTCTGACTCAGATAACGATGTAATTTGTTGTTTTTTTAATTTAGGTACAGAGTATAAAATATTAGACAAGCTGTCGAGATTAACAGAGTCATCTACTGTCATGTGATCAAGGATTGTTAAGTCATGCCCACGCATCATTAAATCACAAACATCTGATTCTGAAAAAATCATTTCGCCAAATTTATTTTGTTTCATCTAATTGTTTGAAATCTGCAAATACTATTGTGTTTCCGGGGTCAGTGTTGACAGTAACATCTTCGCTGTCCCAAGCTAAGCCAACTTCTCGCCATACACTAGTTTGTGTTATTGTAACTATTTTTTCCGAAGAAGTCAATTCTGGATCAGCGTGAGTTAAATCAGACGTTTTCCACCATTCGGGAATAATTAATTCATTTAAATTTTCTTGGTCGCCATGTATATAAACTAATCCATCTCCCATTTGACTACTGATTTCAACTTCTCCTATCAGTAGTTTATTTTCTGTAATAGCTGTCAATTTATAAAACAACATAATGCCAATTAACTGGTCAGCTGGCTCTGATGGTAAAGTGGTAATGTTGATACCTGCTGAAATAAATTTTTTAGCTTGCTCAACATTATCCTCATCTATAAAAATACAACTGTCAATTTGACTATACATAAAATGTTTGATACGATCAAATGCAGTATTGGTAATGTTTGAATCTGTTGAATTAGTCATCATATAAATTTTAGCTGTGTAATTATTCATAACCATTTCACCGTTATGATAAACCCCAGCGTTAAAATTTATTGGGTATATTAGTCTTACGTTCATTATGATATGTTAATCATTCCGTCAAATCCTGTATCGGTTTGATTTTTCTTAAGTTTCTCTTGATATTTGTTTTGGTAAGTTTCCAAAGCCATTTGTATTTGATTACAAAGGACATGATTACCTAATCTATAAGCTATAGATAATTTTTTGTGTAGCTCGGTAATTTTAGTGTTTAGTTCATCAGCATCTAATTCACTGATATCGCCTATTAACGGATGTTCCATATAGTAATTATATAGAAATTACATTAATAAATCAAGAAAAAGTAGCACCATTATTTCCGATACAGTACCAATTAGTATGAGCTAATTGAAGAGTACAGGCTTGTCCTTGGGCTGATAGTACAATATTTCCGGGCGAGCCTCCTTGCCAACCAGAATTAGCTACTTGAACTATCATATTTCCAACATGATTAACTAAAACTATCACTTTTACCTGTCCTTCGGCACCGTAGCCTAATGTAGTTGTAATGTCACCACCAGCAGTATTACCATAGCTAGTAGTTCTTGATAAATTTAATGCTACATTAGAACTGACATCTTCTACACTGTAATTTAAAGGATTAAGTAGTGTGTTATTTTCACTAATTCTAATATTAGTTCCCCCGTCGGTAGTGCTGAAGGTAAATTCATAAGTGGCAGCAAACCCAAAATATAGTGAATTAGTAGCCCAATTCCATCCAACTATATTATGATTGCTATTAGCATTTATAGAACTAGGAAATACGATATGTTGAGTAGTTGGATCAGTTACAGTAATTTGTAATGTAACAGCTCCATATTGTCCTGATATTGGCCAATTGGCAAATCCTAAATTAATAACTCCGCTGATAGTAAAATTTTGAAAATGCCCAGCCGTATAGTCAATAGTAACTGTGCCAGTTAATGTCCCTAGTGATACAGATGTAGCTGCAAAATCTTTAACTAAAGCATTAATTAGCGGATTATTATTCATATTATTTTGTGTTGTCAACACACTGCCGCCGGATATCTGTGAGTTTAAAATAGCGGCGCCCTGTAAAGCTGTGATTTCGTTAGCCGCGTATTGGAAATTTGTGCTGGTATTAGTGAAATTGTCTCTAAAACCTTGTGAATTATTATCTTGCCCTGCTACAGGGTAAGCACCGTTAATATTGTTCGGATTTATTTGTGAAGTCATTTTCCTGTCCTTAGTTATTGCTATTATTTAGTTAATTATATAATGCCATTAATAAGTTTGTTGCCAAGTATTTGTATCAGTTTTAATGTAAACATACTGTACAGTTGTCCAAGTGGTAGTATCAGTTTTGATCAAAACATTAGCCACAGGTTGCCATGTGGTTGGTGCTGTTTTAACTTGAATATTAGTCATAAGTTAAGATATTTGATACCAAATATCTCCTATATTACCATCACTTGAAGTAGGTGCTAAATTAGATACATAAGTTTGACGAGGTATATTAGATATCATAGCAACATTTCCGTGTACATAAACATTACCCGAAACACTTACATTACCTGCTGTAAGATTGCCAGTATAAATTGGCAAATAATCAGCTACATTACTATTTCCGTAACTAGTTCCGGCATTGATTCCTGTTAAAAATCTACCATTTCCAAGAAAATAATCGCTATGTATATTACCAGTAATACTGATATTTCCTGCTGTGACATTTCCCGTATAAACGTTATTTCCAAACACATTACCAGTTACACTTAAACTATTTAATACTCCAACTGAAGTAATATTAGGTTGACTGTTTGAAACTACAGTACCTGCGGTATTAGCGTAAGCATTGACAGCAGTAAAATTAGCATCAAGTTCTTCTAAAAGTATAGTTCCTGATTGATTAGCAAAAGTAAATGGTATGGTCATTTTTTATCCTAAAATATTTCTTTTTGGGTACATTAAATATTTATTGTACTCATTGGTATTGGTATTTTGATCAGCAGGAGCATTAAATGATATACTGCCGCCATCAAATTGTGTATTAAATGTAGCAGTGACATTACCAGTGGCTTTCCATAAAGCAATTTCACCAGAATTATTTAACCAACTAATTCCTGTGTTTGTGTTATTGACCCAAGTACTAGTATCAGGTACTATTGCGTCTAATCCCGGAACTATAGCGACTGTCCAAGTAGCTCCGGTGCCTGTACCTGTAATATTTGTTCCAAGAATTGATTCGTATGTATTGCCATAAGACAATAAATTGCCTGTTCCACTATAAAACGCATTTATTATAGCACCAGTATTGCTGACAGTATCTATGTTAATAACACAATCATTTATTGGATAAGCACCGCCTATTTGATTTCCAAATATCTTTATTTGATTACCCACTGCATATCCGGTTCCGCCTGATATTAAAGTAACGTTATAGTGATAGTTAATATCAAACGTAGTTGATTCCGGAGGACTAGGTACCCAATGCTGATCTTCTGCGTCCCAATTTACAGTTAATGAATTGTCTAATTCATATCGATCTGCTATAAAATCTACTAAATTAAGTTGTACCCCAAACTCAGATTGTATATTATAAGCTATTTGCCCGCTAGCCCCGGGTATAGTATAAGCAATTACCCAAGCAGGAGTAAATCCTAATACCGTACCATCGGCTTGTTTACTCAACATCCATAGCGGTAACATCTTACTTTCCTGCCCTACAACATCAATTACTTGATTACGCATATTTTCCAAACTGTTAGGATAAACTGTAACAATTTCATCCATGGTATTGGGATTTATTGGATAAGCTAAAGCAACTTCTTTATCTACACTTACACCTTGATTGTTAACTAAATTGTCAATAATTTTGCTATAAACAACTTCATATATAACATTTCCAGTATCTGGGTCTACAGCCTGTGCTGTTTCTATTGGACCTAAAGTTAAATTTTTCCAGTAGTGATTTAATGTTAATGCCGACACATAAGTATCAATACTTTCAGCGTACAAGCCATAAGCATGATAATATATTATAGTAGAACTTAATCCAAAGTTAGGATCGTCCGATCTATACAATAATGACGGTGTAAAAATACTTCTATTTTCCAATAAACTACTGATTAATGCTCGATCATTTTGCGGTGGCATGCATTGAATGTACAAATTATTATAGGGAATATTATATAAACGTACCACATGAATAGTGAAAGTATTATTGACATTTACATATCCGTTAGAACTAAAAGCATTAACTGTAAATGTAAATGTTAAATCAAATGTAGTAGTGTTGTGATCAAATATTGTTGTTCCGCCATCTAAGGCAAAAGTATTAAAACTTACACGACCAACAATATTGCCTGAAGGCAGTAATGTAAGTCCTTGTGGTAAAGAACTAGTACTTCCCGGAGACAATCTATAGTTTAAAGTTAATCCAGAACTATTAACAGCGGCTACATAAAAAATACTTGTAGACCCGTTGGCAATTGTTCCTAAATTATTAGGAACCAACCATGTTATACTATTTGAAAGTAGCCCAGAAATAGTTAAACTGTATTCAAAAGGTATACTGGTTAACGACGGATTATTAGCATTATAAGTAGTAACTTGAAAGTTATAAGTTGTTTCAGTTAAACCCATAGGAGGAACATAGCCGTACAAATATCCAGTAATAGCATCTAATGTTAATCCAGGTGGTAAACTATATCCTGCGTAATTTAAGGGATATAAGTTATCACAGTACCCTATAAACTGATAAGCAAAATAAGTATCGCTTGGTATAGTTCCTATGCTGCCTTGAATATTAGTAATAACGGGTGCTATGAAATCACTGAGATCAGCTGAAGCAGGAACCGGCGGACTTAGAGGAGGAGTGGCTTGTAGATAAGTTTGATCGGCTGTTAACAAAGTTGTAGAGGCATTGAATATATCGGTGTTAATTATCCTCATTGAAAATGTTTGGTAAGCAGAAAATACTCCGTCAGTTACTTCTAATGTAAAAGAATATATTGGATATAAATCTGTTTCATTGGTTGGCAAATCTATTGTTCCGTAGATTAATCCAGTAGAATTAATATAACATCCAGGCGGTAAACTACCTCCAACTAAACTTACAGGAGGAGGAACGCCAGTGTTATTATCAGTATAATACTCTAATTGAATGCCAGGAGATAGCACTAAGCCATTAAAGTAATCGCCTATTGATCCTGGGGGTGTAATCCAGCTAGGTCTATTTTGCCCAATAATAGATATAGTAAAAGTTTGATCAGCAAATCTATCAACAACGGTTTTTCCATTGACAACTTTAGTATTGTAAGCACGTATTGTAAATTTTGAAATTACATCTGCTGGTACCAACTCTGATTCAATAACTTGATTTGCTGTTACTATATTAGTTGGTACACCTTGTATGACTCCATTTACAGTACACTCCATACCTGATGGAAGATCGCCGGCTATAGGTTTATAATAAACTGTGCTACTGTCTGAAGTTGTAGCACGTAATGATGGGTTAACTTGGTAAAATACACCTTGCGGTATTGTACCTAAACTACCAGGAGGAGTTACCCATACCGGTTGTGCTGACATAGTTACAATCTTCCAACAACAATTTCAATGGTTCCAAACTCACCATTAAAGGATTCAAGTGCTTTGCCTATAACAGATCCAATTTTAGGATTAGCTTCGGCACGAGCACGACCGTTACCAGCGGATACCATCATAGCACCTTTAGTAACTGTGCCTTGTACATGGCAAGGAACACGACCAGTTAGTGCTAATTTAGTAATGTAAACGCTTTTAAGTTTTGTGTTCATTAAGTAAGCAGGATCAGTAGATACCACGCCTGCTACTGTAACATCGCCATCTTGTCTACTTAAAGTAATTTCATTGTCCCCGCCAAATGATACTACTGTTCCGGGACTGTATTCATCGTCAGCGGTATAACATTCTGCCAAGTCAGCATAGTCAGCAGATGTTGCCGTACCGTTAAAATATTGTCCAGTTACGTTTCCTGATGCTGAAATATTGCCAGTTACAAATATGCTACCAGAATTAATTGATCCCGTAGTAGATATAGTATTAGAGCCAAAATTAGCTAAAAAACTAGCCGCTGTAGCATTAGAATATCCGGCTGGCAAACCAGTTAATTGACTTCCATTACCAATAAAATAACCAGCAGATATGTTTCCGCTTGTTGATATTGTATTAGATCCAAATGAAGCCAAGAAGCTGGCAGCATCACTATTAGCATATCCAGCAGGTAATCCGGTTAATTGACTACCGTTACCTAAGAAATAACCAGCAGATATATTTCCAGTAACACTTATTGAGCCTGTTATATTGTTTCCAGGTATACTAGTTAAGCCTGCTCCTGATCCATTAAACTGAGAACCTGATACATTGCCATTCACACTTAGAGGAAGACTTGAAATCCAGGAATTAGAACTATAGTTATAAGTTATAGTTGCGTATGGCCCGGCGGAAGGACCAACGGCCATTCCGCCACCATTAGCTAAAGAACTACTTGAAGCATTATTGGCCAAATAAATTACTAACTGATTTGTACTAACAATATTAGAATTTACAGTTGTTGTAGTACCGTTTACTTGTAAATTTCCAGAAATAATAACTTGCCCAGTATTTCCCACATAAGAACCTATACTGATTGGACTAGGGCTTGTTATGCTATTTGTATCTATTGTAATATTCCCAACTACTATATTACCACCTGCTGATACTTGACCATCTACTTGTAAATTAGACGCAATAATATTTCCACCACCTAATGTAACACCGTTTCCAAAGATATAGTCTCCGCCTATATTCCCTACAGAAAAAATATTCCCTAAAGAAAAGAGATTGCCACCTATAACATTTCCGGTAGCTGATACTTGACCACTAGTAAGTAAATTGCCCCCGAATATATTTCCCGTTACACTGATATTATTTCCGATAGTAACACCTGCCGCCGAAAAAGTCCCAGAGGCAAAAATATTACCGCCGTATACATTTCCATTAAAATAAGCATTGGCAAAAGCACTGGTACTAGATCCAATATCATAGATATTAGACGTGCTGGCTACTATTCCTGTACCCGGTAATGGATTAGCGTTGCCGTCAAGCCAATCTATAAAAACTTGTCCTGTTACCAATAAATCGTTAGTGTAAACAGGGTCAACAATAGTATTGATATGAAGATTATTACCAACAATATTATTGTTGATTGTAACTCCGCTTGTAGAAAAAACAGCTACGTTAGAAACATTTGCTACTTGTATGAGAACATCGGAAGCAGGGAAAGGTATACTTACATTACTTGATCCATTAATAATAGTGTTAGGAGACGGACTACTGAATAATTGCGTAAAATTATTATTGGTTTTGATAAATGCTGTACGTATTGGATCGCCTAATCCATCATTCGGGGCTGATCCTACATTTATAATCTGCTGAGACATAGTTTTCCTTATTAGCTTTTAATTATTTAGCTAAAATGGCGTTACTATTATGCGGATTAAAAGGGTGAAAAGCTGGATCCGCAGCCGCAGGTAGTTTGGGCATTGGGGTTTTTGATAGTAAATGTAGAACCCATGGGGTTTTCTTTATAGTTAACTTCAGCATCTTGAAGATATTGTCCCGACATAGAATCCACTAGTACTGTGATTCCACCTACTTCCACAGTCCAATCATCCTCGCCAATTTCTTCATCTAAAGTGAATCCATACTGCATACCACTACAGCCCCCACCTTGTATGAAAACTCGTAATTTTAAGTTGGGATTGTTTTCTTCTGCGAATATATCTTTAACTTTTACTACCGCTGACTCTGATAATGTTAGCATATTATATTCTTTCGTTGATTACATTCCAGTTAATAATCTTCCAAATATTATCAAGATAACGTTCTTTGTCCCATTGATAATCCAAGCTCCATGCATGTTCCCAAAAGTCAATTAAAAGTGCTATGTCTGTACGAACTTGATGATTTGGAATAGTTTTAATAGTGCCGTTGGTACTTAAATAAACCCAACCTGATCCCTGTATTTTCATGGCAGTTTCTTTAATTGCCGCTTTAAAATCTTCATAAGTTTTAAAGTTAGATTCAATTAATTCTAATATAGCACCTTTGGGACGATTAGCCCCTTTAGGTGCTTTAAACTGGGGGAAAAATTTATTGTGTAAAAAGCTACCTGCTCGATTGAACTTGGGATCTCCCTCGCCTTTATTATATCTCTGAGCATAACCTTTGGCCAAATGTTCAAAGTGATAGTTAATTGTATCAGCACTCATAACAGGTTCCAGATCTCGAACTCCGTATGGCAATGGAGTTGTTTCTAATTTAGCAGGAACTGTACTGGCTTCGATTAAATTTATTGTTTCACGCATACTAATATTTAGCGGCGTCTTGTAATACGACCACGGGTGAGATCATAAGGGCTGAATTCTAATTCTACCGTATCGCCCTCAATTACTTTGATATTGTTTTGTCTCATTTTACCCGACAAGGTGGCAAGAACAGTTTTTTCAAAATTTTCCAGTTTAACTCTATACATTGTGTTGCGTAGTGTTTCGGTAATTACCCCGTCTAATTTTAATATATCTTCCTTGCCCATTAGTATTACTTAGTTTATCTACGCATAGAACTAATTTCTTTAGCGAACCGTGCCTGCTGTGCCTTTCGCATATTTTCCTTAGTTTTCTCGGATTTAGGTTTACGCATTTTTTGCTTAAATTCTTCGGATCGTTTGAGCCCTTTTCGAGACTCTGCTGATTTCTTGATAGATTCCTCTAAAGGACGTCTTCCTTTAAGGGTAGCACTAATCTTTGCTCGCCACTCTTCGGTAATTACCCTTCCTTTAAGATGCGAATTATCTTGTAGTGCCCTTGCGGCTTTAATCTTTAGTTTTGTCTCTTCACTAATGATTTTACCTTTTTGCGCTTCACTAATCTTACGCTTTACTTCTTCTGTGCGCGGCCCAAAAGTAGTTGCGCCACCATCTGTTCCGTTTTCTATAATTTGGTTAGCCCAAACTTTAGTATTATCTTCATTAACTGCTTTAACAATATTATTTGATATTGAAAATTCTTGTGCCATTTTAGTACATTCAAGTTGATTATCAAAATAACCTACAATCTCTGTAGTTACATCATTTCCGTGTTTACGAAGGTGTGCTAGCCAGTACAATCCTGATCCTCTATATTTGTGCGGATTACTTGTAGTTTTTCCAAAATATTTGAGCCCAGTGATATTATGGGTTTTGATATAAAGGTAAGTTGGTTTAAATTCTTTAGGCATTAATAATACTTATCTACGCATCTTAGCGACATCTTCTGCTTCTTGTTGGCTAAACACAGGAATGCCATTTGATTTATGAAGGGTTGCTATGCCAACTACTGCGCTACCTGTGTAGACTTTATCAGTTGTTTTAGTACATGGGACCCAACCTGTGTCAAGACTGGCAATTTTAGGAGTTTCACGACCAGGAGGAATACGTGGACTAGTAGTCAGTACTCCAGATTCCAAAGCACGTTTACGACGCTTTTCTTCTGCCTCAATGCCTTGTTTTTTTAGCAGTTCTTTCCATTGTGATTCTAACATTTCTGCCTTTCGTTTGGCTTCGGCTGATGGCCATTTCTTTTTACCTTTGACTTTTCCTGTAGTACTGTACATAGGTGGCAGTAAATGCATTGTCATAAAGTTAACCTCGTATAGTTATTCATACTACTATTATAGTATATTATGAATAAAAAGTCAACCTAAATATCACGATAAAATATGTGTCTTCCCACTTTGGCCACAACGTTCTTACTGTGTGCCCAAGCTGGTCTTAGCATGGTAGAATGGAAATATAAAGCATCTTCGTATTTTTTACGATAATCATTGTATCCGTTGTTTAGTAATTCATGAGCCACACGTTGACTTTCTTCCCAAGCAGGATTACTGATTTTTGGAACACGGACAAACGCACAAACCCAACTGAATTGGCATACCGGAACATGAGTAATTACTGTTTGATTTTTAACTACGGTATGCGTTCCGCCAAAATAGCCACTTTGTACATATTCAGTAGTAGGTACTACAGTGCTTTTTACGAAGACAGTACGCTGATTTACCACAGCACAAATTGTCTTGCCAAAGTTTCCGTCTAGCACACGATTAATAGTTACGATACCCACAGCCGCTTTGCCTTCTTCTGGTTCTCCGCTAGCTTCAAAGTAAATGTTACGAGCTAGACATTCTTCGTCTCGACTGCTGACTTTGAATGTAATCCAAGGTTTAGAAATAGTCTGCATCAAAGTTTCAAGTTGATTAGTGCTGATTTCGTAAGCACTATCAAAGAAACTTTTTCTTTCCATAACAGCTACTTCATCTGATATTTCTCCACAATATGTAAAAGTTGACGTCACTGTGATCACGGTGATAATCACTGCTGTTAAAATTGATTTAACATTCATTATTTTCTTCCTTTCAATTGTTACTGTATCTAAATACTTAGTGCATAGGTTAAAACTGTGTGTAAAATGCGAACTTTTTTACTGCTTTTTAGGATTAACTACGTATTTAATGGGGGTGGGGGCATAGACTTTAACTTTTCCCACATTTCTGATTGTTCAATCAATTTTTTTTCTAAAGCGCGATACTGTTCACCCAACTCACGTAATTGATCCCATTCTTTTTCCATTTTACTGTTGGGCGTTAAGATGTTTAAACGTTCTTCAATTTTTTTAATTGTATCAACTAAACTCCATCCGTTGATTTCAATATCTGCTTTGTCGCCTGACAAAGATATTTTGGAACTGGGATTGTAATTTGGATAATTAATTCCGTACCCAGAAGTTATACCAAGAAGACTATAATTATGGCTTCCATAAGAATTAGTAGTAATTGTCGCATTCGGTGGGTAGTAACCATGATTACTGTAATTTAAAGTAATTGGTTCTGTCACACTACCCACACTACTGATAACATTAACATCTTGGAAGTTTATTTTTTCCGGCACTTCTTCTTTTTCATCTTCAGTTATCATACTTTGAATTGAGCTAAAGAATTTTTTTGGCATCATGTTATTTTGCTGAAAGTGCTTCTTTTTCTGCTGTAATTTCTTTACGACGCTCTTTAATGCCTTTACTCATTTCCTGTAGGGCTTTGCGAGCACGAGCGGCTGCGGCTTTTACACCTTTGCCTGTGAACTTTTCATTTTCTGCCAAGTAAGTATTAAATGCTTCTACGATTGCTTCGTGGTTAGTTGCCATTGATATTTTCCTTTGTTATTATGCTTTCGCATACTAGTAATTATACAGGATTACGCCTATAAGTCAAATTTTCTTAGAAGTATATGTGCCGTTTGGCCCATGTATCCCAAATCAAAATATTATCCCAATTATGGCTCCAAGTAATTACAAAAAGATTTAACGTATTGTGGTCGTATATCTGTAATTTATTATCTTCTATTTTGGCTTGAATAGAACGACTGGAACTAAGCCATTTAGATAATTTACTTTTAGCTTCCTTATCGCGTAAAATTATCGTGAATAATGGGTCACCATTTTTAAAAATAGGCAAAGTCATTTACGTAGAATAATTTCGTAAAGCATATAATACCAGGTGTTTAATTAGTGTACTGTGTCACTAGTGTCGGCAGACAAATCCATCATCTGACTAACGTACTTAGCGAATTTTTCATCTAATTGAACATATTCACCATCGCTTTCACGAGCTTTTTCTTCTGATACACCCATTAGTCTTAGTAATCCACCCATGTGAACTTGTTTAATATTATGTTTAAATAACACAAACATAATTTCCATAATCATCACACGAGCTTGTTGTTCAATGTCATCTGGCATAAAATTATTTATCGCACAGTCGGGAAGCCTAAAAGTATTGGTTGTATTGTTTCGTTATGGATAGCGTTCACCCGCTACCGTTTGCTTTTACCGACAATAACTTATTAGCGTAACCGTCGTTACTTTTTCGTTATCCTCAACTCGTGTACCTTCTTAGTCGACGTCCAGTACAGTGAGAGTGCATTATCCTGGTGGCACAGGGTTTTTCCAAAACAATACAACCAATACTAGGGGACTTACGGATAGCCCTGCCCCTATTAATCACGCTTCTACGTCGGAAGTAGCTTTTTTAGCTTGGGCTTTTACTGCTTTGCCAGCAATCTTTACTTCGACTTTTTTGGCAATTTTAGTTTTTTCAACTAACTTACTTGCCACAGCATAACTGGCATCACCAGTGGCAATACCCATTGCCTGTAAATGCTGTAATGCTTTTAACTTAGTCATTGGCTTTGGAAGCTCAACTAAGTTTACATCCTTATGACCCGCACGATTAAGTGCCTTAACACGTGATACCAAATCATTGGCAAAACGAACTTTAACTTCGCCTTGGCGGTTACTTGTACCTGCTACTGTAAATAAATGTTCCTGTTTCATTTGATGCCTTTCTAAGTTGCCTGTCTAAATTAAAATAAAAACTTCTTGCTACATTAATATTATAACTGATTTTAGTTATAAAGTCAACCACTTTATGACTTTTGATTGTCCAAAAAGTCATTTTGTTGTGTCTCCTCTACCCAACATTCGTACTCCTGTACAAATTCTGCCCATTCTTGCTTGGTTGGTTGGTACTTTGGTTCTAAAATTTTTCCTGATATCATAAAATTTATCCAATAGTTAAATTAACTCAAAATCTTGGCTCACCATGTCTACCATACAACTATAGCAAGTAGGACAAAATGCTACTGGCAGTATACCAAAATATCCTTGTACTCCGCCTTCATCATCTGTAAATTCACTCGAGCATACATTACACTTGTGGTCTGTGCCTACATGATCAAAACCTTTTATCATTCCGCAACTCCAAAATGTCGTTGTATTCTGCGTACCAGAGTCTGTACCAACTCAGGCGGTTCTGACTGTGGTGGATTTGTCCGGACTCCGGTCAAGACCTGTTCCACACATTCCTGCACGATTAGCTCAGCAAACTTTTCGAACCATTGATTTTGGTAATCAAGTTTTTCACCATTATTGAGTTCACCATAATGTCTGGCCTCCCAATCAATTTTAGGTTGTGAT